GCTTCCCGTCTTTGGGCCTCGTGAGATTGCGTAAATATCTTCAATAATTGCTCCATCAAGCGTAATACTATTGACAAGCAATACAGCACTATTCGTGCCAACAATATCTCTTTGGCCATTACGGGCATTATCCATGTTCACCACATAATGGAGAACACGGTCAATTAGTAATGGTTGCTTATTGGTTGAAGTAGCGGCCATGATTATGCTCTCTTTGTATTTTTTCTGGGAATTGTTGTTTTAGTTGCACCTGGAGTCTTATTACTCATTGAGTTCTCAGGCCTCATCTGATTCATTGCAGCTTCTACATTTGAAAAACCTTGCATCACTGGTGGGCCTGAACTTCCTCGTAGTGCACTAGAAACTGCACCTGGAGCTGGTTGAGCAGGCATGCCTACCATCCCCATAAAACTATTACCTCTATAGTTTTGTGCGGCCATCATGTCAAATGAAGAGGCAGGAGGCTGTGGTTGCATTCCATATGGTGACCATGCGTTTAAGCGTTGACCCATTGGATATACACCTCCTACCTCTTGTTGCATTTTTGAAGGAGTTTGATTTATAGGATCAAGCTTTTTTGTACCCATCTGAGCATATTTCTGATCAAAATCGTTGTAAATACTCTTGGCTCTAATTTCTGCTCCAGACGATAATTCGACGTTCATAGGATTATTATTTGGTGGACCTCCTGGCATTACAGCATTGCTTTTTGCAATCTCCAAACGTCTACCATCGCCTACGGCCATAGATCTCTCTACCTTACTTTGTGACATCTCAAACACTCCTCATTTGATTGTTTAATTCATGGGTCTTAGGAAACCCTTGACGGCCTCCTGCCATTGTTGCTAACCGATTGGTCAGCTCCTCAGTCTCAAAATCCTCGGGATCTTTGTCTGGAACTGTTGTTGCAGAAGCTTTAACGTCTAGAGAACCCGATTGATTTTTAAGATCGGTTAGTGCACTATTACCTGGAGCGTCACCTTGTGAGAAATTGGTTGCAAATAGATCACCAGGCTTTACGGTTGTATCTCCATACTGTCCACGTGATGCCGAAATAGAAGCACCTGGATCTTCTAAGGCTGCTTGTACACCTTGAATATATGGATTAAGTTGAGACTGAGCTATTGCTGCTCTACGTTTAGCATCTAGTTCAGGATCACCATCTCGACCCATCGTAATCTGCTGTGTCCCCGAATAAACGGTCATAACTTTAAAACAGTGTTGTTCTATTTATTCTAACGCCAGATTGTATTTAACATAATACGTGAACCTACTGCAGTATCAGCTGGTCCTGGTACTGCCATAATGAACTCAGAACCTGCTCGTTCAAATGCATAGCGACGCACTTCAGGACGCCTATAGTTGGGCACATACAAAGTTTCTGCTAAACGATCAATTTCACGTAAATAAATTTCACGAAAATATTCATCACCTTTTAATGGGTCAGATGTACTAATTACTCTTTCTACATCGCCACTGATAATCTCTTGACGTGAAGGATTAAGGACACCTTTACCATTTGTATCCATGTAATCATCTGGAATGGCTGCACTTGCCTTCCATGCAATATCACATCTTTTAATGTGATATACAATTTCGTTGTACCAAAGTTCATCTGGCACTAACGACATTGCCTCTTCTAATCGTGCTCGATCACCTGCAGGGATTTGTGCTCCTGCATTAAACCCGAGATGATAACGAGTTTTAGACTTAAGATACTCGTCTAACTCCATTACGCCATACTCCCAGGATTGTTGTAAATATCTTTAAGTACTTTTTGTAATTCATATTGATCCATAACATCAAGTCTCCCTTGTGATTGCATTTTGGCAAGTATGTTTGCTGCGGGAGATTCATTAATCATTGCTTCACGAACCCCCATACCTAATCCTCCACCAAGGATTGCACCTACTAGTCCACCTGCCATCCGAAACCCAGGCCGCATACTTGGCTTTGCACCAAATGCCTTCCCAATACTGTGAGGAACTTGACCTCCTAATACGCCTAGGACACCACCAACAGCTGCGCCACCACTCATAGCGACTGCTGGGTCTGGCTTTGACTCAGCATCGGCCAGAGCCTTTGCTAGAAGGATATCCTCAATGCTGCTAGCCATTCTTAACTCACTAATACTATTTATAGTTTAACTAATAAAGATTAAGTCTTCTTCAATGAGCTGTTCCCAGTTCACTCTTGGGATGTTTTCAAGTTGCTTTAAGTTTGCGAACCGCTCTCCTGAAAGCGACATCCGAAGTTCAACAATTTTCTTAGCAGTTGAATAGCCTACGCCTGGCAGTCGTTTTTGAATTTGTTCTGCAGTTGCAGCGTTGAGATTCAATCTGCGATCTTCAATAGGCACAACCGCTTCTGGTGCCTTTTCTTCAGGCTCAGGAGCAATCTGTGGTGCTGTTACTTTTGCAAGGCGTCCTTTCTCTCGATCATAAGGAACTAACTGTTCCAAGCTCATATAAGTAATAGCACCTCCTGCATCACGCACCATTGCNTAATCCTTGTCGTGCTTATTNATNAACTCAACGAGTTTTCCAGTTTTGTTGTCTTGAAATANGTTGGACATTATTTATTGAGTCAGTCTCCTATCATTATAGTCACAAAAAAAGCGCCCAATTATGAGCGCTTGTATTNNTNATCGTTTTAGATCAGGTACCTTGACCAGCTTCAACCTTNTAAGGAAGNGCAATNTCATCGGTTACAGGTGCTGCACCATCAAGGTAGTAGCAAACTTCAACGATTACANCAGCAGTTTCGCTGGGGTCAACGATNGTAACTGCTCCTGCATGACTTGCAGTAATGGTCCTTTCTGCAGTTTCAGCTGAAACTGTTTGAGGAGCATATGCATTTGTGGCACCAGCAGTTGGATACACACCACCAGAAGCAGCAAGAGATGCTTCAAGCGCAGTGTTTGCAACCAAACCGTTAACGGCCAATGCGTTAGTACCAGTTGACTTAACGTTCACCGCCGTAATGGCAGTGCGATAGACCTTCGCTCCAGCAGGAATTTTGAAAGTCTTGTCAAGCCGGGGCTTGTCGTCACCACGCTTATCGGGTGACAGGATTTGAAGAGCCAGATCGCCAGAACCGGATACATCAGCGCTCAGTACTGCAGCACCACGGAGTTGATAGAACTCAACGCCAGGGACAGCAAGGACGCCTTGATCGCGATATGCGTTCAGGTCTTGTACATAATTACCAGGAAAAATCACAGACATAGTTAGTTAGCTCCTATCAATATACGAAAGAGTAACCAACCGTGATGAAGTCCTTATTCAGAACCTCAAACCCGGCAAACAGTGACCAGATCATGATGATAAAACGAGAGAAGTCGTCGTTGTTATTCAACAAGATTTGGGCGTTGTTTCCACCGATGCCAACACCAACAGCCTGTGGACCGAAGAAGACCATCTGTGCAGCTGTGTAGTCGGCAGCAGAACCACTTTCATCGGTGACAACCAAGTTGTAGGAAGTCTCGGGCAGGTTGGTGGACTCGAACCAACGGACACCTTCGAAAAGGAAGCCGGTTGGCATTACAGGTTGACCAGCTACAAAGCCAGCTTGGCCGTAAGCAGGTCCCATGCCTTGGAAGAAATTGGCGTTAGGTGCACCATTGGGCTGCATCGGATCGATCATGCCCTGACCGGGATAACGAGCGATTTCACGGAAGTCGCTGTTCTGACGCAAATGCATCATTGCAGTGGGATCCACAATGCAACGGTAGTAACCATCGGTAAATGTGGGGACGTTGCGCTTACGCATGTCCTTAACAACTTCGAGCAAATCAGTCTTTACATCGAACTTGGCAGACTCACCAGCTGCATAGGTAACACCAAGAGTTCCGCCGGAACCGCCTTTGGCTTTACCGCCAGGCAAGTAGTAGCCACCTTGATCCTTAGAAGATTGACCTTCGGCTTCAGCTTTCAGGAGTTCGTTAGCGAACACCCGATCGCGCCAGCGGCGATAGTCATCCAACAGGGTCAGTGAACCAATGGATTGATGAAAAACGTTCAGGTTGCCAGTATCAAGTAGCAGACGCTGAGCGGTGATGAGGGTTTCACGCGCAACCTTGAAAGTAGAAGGCTGTGCAGTGTCGCGAGAATCGGCAGGGCCGGTGTATTCACGCAGGGTGACAAGGACTTTGTCCTTGACGATGTTGCGAGCGGAGGCTGATCCAAGAGTTTGGTCAGCAGTCCTCTCACGGGACTCCTTGGTGCCAGGCTTGCCCCAGAAACGATAGCGATCGAGCTGCACGGTCTGACCGGGCTGCTTGCTGAAATCGTGGACAACAACCGGCTCAACTGCCATCTCAATGATGTATGCAGGATGAGGACGGTAAAGCTCTGCACCAAGAAGCTTTGGAAAATCATTATCGATCCACATAGATCGCTAACTCCGTAAGCTTAAAGGTATTGGTGACTTCGACTTAGTCACATATTAAGATCTTAGTTGATTTTATTGNTAGACTNACACTAAGTGCCCCAGGATTATATGTACAACTTCGTTAATACTCAAGAGTGGATACCTATACATACAATTGCTGGATTTGAAGCCTGTATTGAATATCATGTCAGTCGTAATGGTCAAGTTAAGTCATCCAAAGGAAAAGTAGAACGTATACTAAAAACCAAAGTCTCTACTCGTGGTCATCTTAGAGTTAACCTTACTCAACGCTTAAGCCGAGGTAAGCACAAGACTGTTGCTGTGCACACTCTCGTAGCTCTTGCATTCTTAGGTAACCCGCCTACACCTACTGGTAGAAAATCTGATTCATCTGAAATTTACTTCATTGATGGTAATAAACTCAACTGCAAAGCTGATAATTTAAAATGGGTGGTTAGAAAAGAACGCGCTCATGAAAAGATAGCTAAAATATAAATAGGTATTTAATATTTATCATGGCCGATAGTTTAATTCTTAAAGGTGCACGTGACGTAACTAAAAAAGTTGGCACTGGCATGATTCTATTGAACCCTAAGGGTGGCGGTAATACTCATAAATTCCCAGAGTGGTGGAACAAGAAACAAACTGTTCAGTATTCAGATTGTGCAATCTTCAAAGTTGTTTTTGATAATGGTGTTGATGCACGTGTTGTGGTGCCACTAACTGAGGATACTGAAATTCATATTAAACATGATGGTTCTGGTGGATTTACTTTTCCGTATTACAGAGGAGTAGATCGTGTTGCTGTCGTAGAAATTAATGGCACAGGTCTTTTCAAGGAATATCAGTTCCCATCTATTTCTAAAGGCTCCATTCTTGAGCGTACTGTTTCTGCATACCCTTCAGCCTTAACAGCATCTGCTGTTCCTACACTTGCTGGTACATTCACTGTTGGTCAAGAGATTACATTGACACAGGCTGTCTTTGCTGGTGGTAATGCACCACTCACAGTTTCTAACGCTTTTGAAATCAGTGCGAATGGCACGTCTGGCTGGACTTCAGTCGGAACTTCAAGTTCAGCATCAACTCATACTTTCACTCTAGTAGCAAACAATGCTACTAAGTATTTACGTGCTGTAAGTACTGTTACTGATGCAGGCGGAGATACATTGGTTAGTAATTCAGTAGCATCAGCTCAAATTTCTGCATAAGCTTTAAATATAACTTGCAAGCAATTTTCTTTCTTCATCAGTTAGGATTTCCGGCTCGGTGAGGTTTGAAACTTTAACTTTGAATTTATATGGTAAACGTTTGGTATTTCTTGCATGAACACCTATGTAAATGCTATCAGTAGCATAAATATATAACGTAGTTGTTTTCGCAGAGTTTGTGTATGTATTTAAGTCTTCTGAATAAAGTGATTGTCCTATTGCATTGTCGTCATACGATTCTCTGAGAGGTAATACATGATCAGCAGTACCTTGTGCTATTTCAGTTCGATATCTGTCATACAAGCGAATATCAACCCAAGCATTTTCGTATATATTACCTACCTTCTCATTGATAAGCTCAATCTTTACAACTGATTTAAGATTATTGATAAAATCAGATTCAACACTGGCTGGCTCAAAATCATTTACCGGATTTACATCTACTGATGCATTAAAAATAGCAGAATTAAAAGTATTTTCTTGAGTGGCCGTAGTAGTCTTTATGTCTCCTGCAATATAGTCATTAACGATTAGAACACCACCACCTGCATCAAGAATATTACAATCAAGGCGCACAAAAATATTTTCGCAACCAAATAATCCAACCTC